ATGACCATGACACCCCATGCTTCTATTCCCGTGCTCTCCATTTGGAAGAAGTCCATCAAAGGACGCACGCTCACCGACATCAAAGCAGATGACGAAATGGTCACTTACTTTGCCGATCATCTCACGCCGGTCATCAAACGCGTGCTCGGGAACTATCTTTCGAATGGCCATTGGGCGATTGTGCCTTCTCCGAAGCGCCGACACCTCACCAAGAATTTTGCTTGCCGTATAGCCTCCGAAATCGGAGCGAGACTGCAAATTCCTTACTACGAGGATGTCGCTATCGCACACTCTCGTCAGCGTGTAGGTGTCGAGTTCGATCTGGGCACATTACCGCCCGAACCGAACCTTATCATCTTTGATGATTTTGTTACTACCGGCTCTACGCTCAATGCCATGTATCGTTTACTTGAACCCCTCGGCAAGAACTTGTTCTTTGTCGTGGGCATAAACAATAACTTATAATGAACTACTGAGCAAACCGAGTAAATGCTTGCATTTGCAACTCGGCGCAGTCAGTAGTCCAGCTTAAAAATGTATTTTTAAGATGAAGAATTCAGAACTTATACCTAAGGTCAAGGAATGGCTGGACGCCAATCCTGATGAACGCGACCTTGCCGCAGGAGCGTTGCTCGTGCTGCAACTTACCAATAACCGTATCATGTACCAGAACTTCATGCGAAAGCCGAAGCTCTATGCCTCCCGCATTGAGTATGAGCTGAAGAAGAAATATCAGTTCTATCTCCAGCAACTCACGCATGAACAGGTAGCGGAGATGGGCAAGCAAGTCGAGGCGATTGCCAAAGAGCATAACTTGCCGAGCGAGCACGAGGAGTTTAAGAAAGGTAAACGCGCGGATCACGACGCGCTGCCCGTAGAAATCCAGGCTCTCTACGCGCAGAACCTTTCTATCATGCAGCAGATGCGGCGCTGCCATACGCAACTGCAGCTGCTCTCCGTCGAGCACAGCACCTGCCCGGACAGCGAGCGTTATCCGTTCCTCAAAGAGCTTATCGACCTCGATAAGCAGTACCATGCTAACTGGGAACAATACGACCACTTCAAGGTGGGCGATATTGTTCCGCAGCCGACCAAGGCCGAGCATGTTGAGGAACAGCCGGCAGACAAAACGCCGGAAACCGAAACGCCCGCCGAGCAAGCACCCGCTGCGCCGGCAGATACAACGCCGGTAAAGAAGGCTGCCAAGAAGCCCGCTGCAAAGAAAACCACTTCCAAGAAAACTAAGAAGTGAAACGCAACGCGTCCATAGATGATTACCTCAAGCCGCTCGCAGAGTGTCCGTTACAGTGTTACTTAACGAACACCCTGCAGGTGGCTGACGTTGTGGAATGGGTCCTCGAACAGGTTGGGAAGGCTACCATTTGGCAGACTTCCTTCTCTATCTCCGAGGAGTTTCTGCGCCGCTTGTTCTTCATTGAAAAATCAGGGAAGGTGGACACTATCCACCTCATCCTTGATTTCAAAGCCACGCAGAAAACCCTACGACTGTGGCCGTTCCTCACTCGCGTCATAGAGCACACCTATTTGGCCGATAACCATTCCAAGGTGATTTTGATACGTTCGTTAGAGACCGCTCGCACGGTCTCCATCATCACTTCTCAAAATCTTACCCGAGGTAATCGTAACGAGTCCGCTATCGTTACTACGGATGCAGCTATCTTTGCAACCTTCCATGCTTCGCTTACTGACATCATGAAAAACCACTCCGTGCCGCTCTCGGAGTTATTCGCTCAAAAAATCGCTGAATAATGAATGCTATCCATCTTTCCACAGCACAAGCTATGATGCTCCGGCCCGACCCGGTCGATTTGGTCGTCTTTAAGTCTGACGGCAGCCTTCTCCATTATCCTTCCGTCATCTCCCTCAAGTTCGATTTCTATGCCGGTACGCGAACGATCAAGTTCCTCCGCTCCGGCGAAATCCGCACTGTCCGGGATGTCTGCATCTCCCGCATCAACGGTTTGGAGGTGTTTTTATAGCAAAAAACGCGATTTTCAAGGAAAAAATCACTTTTTTTGCATTTTTTCAAAATCTGTCCAAAGTAATTGGACACTAAATTATTAATTTTGCACAAAATTTCAAATCTTAAACAGTCATGAAGAAATTTTTATTTATTTTGATGGCATTCGCTGCCACTACATTAACGGTTCAAGCAACCACAGTAAACGTAACCTTCAACCAAGGAAACAACATTGAAGGTCAGTTAGTTGATCTGAACGACACTACGTTGGTCATTCGCTCTTATTTCTCAGCAACGGGCGATAAGGAGTTAACCATCCATCCCGAGCGTGTGAACTATTTCTATATCTCCGGCATCGGTAGATATAACGTCGTGGATGGCAAGTTTGTGCCGGATGCTAAAGCACAGGCTAAACTGGCAAAGAGACAAGCCGAGAATGCCGCTCATGCTAAAGTGGTTAGCGAACGAGCCGCCAATCCGAATTTGGTCATAGGCAATGCGTTGAAAAAGACCGGTAACGTCTGCATGGGCATCGGTATTCCTTCCGCGCTCATGGGCGCGATACTAGTAGGTGTCGGCAATTCCGGTGTAGATACAAGCGGAAAGCCGGAAGATGTTGCGGCCAAAGCAAAGACCAAGGCCAACTGCGCTGCAGCCGGCTATGTCCTCCTTCCGATGGGTGCAGCCCTTACCATTGTCGGCATACCGCTCAATGTACACGGCAAGCGCATTGCTGAAATGAATATCAACTACACCGGCAACGGTGCAGGTCTATCATTCAATTTCTAATTTTCAGTCCAACGTAATTGGACAATATACGCTCAAAATACTGTCCTTATGTTCTTGTTTGCAATTATTATCGGAGCTATAATTTGGACGCTACACCTCACATGGAGAACGTACAAAGTTACGGGTGTTCCCGGATTCGCTTTTTTAGTGCTGCTGTTTTGCCTCGGTGCAAGCCCGCTTATAGCTTGGCTGCTCCTCGGTCACTTCCTAAAGGAGTGACATGGCACACAAATTGCTGGAGATTTTTTAGATGAAAAAGTTACTTTACATACTTTTCGCCCTGGTGCTCCTCTGCGCCTGCGAACCTACCGACTATGGAAGTGGCGCCGGTGCTTGGATGTACGACCGGACGAGGATATGCGAGGGCACGGGCTATCATGTTGCGTACTCCATACGCGATAATACTGTGTACGAGGGTCTTGGGTATCACGTATCATATACCATACGCGGTAACCAAGTCTATGAGGGTACAGGATATCATGTCTGCTACACCATACGCGGTAACCAAGTCTATGAGGGCACGGGCTATCATGTCCGATACACCATACGCGATGACCGTATCTGTGAGGGCACGGGCTATCATGTATCTTACACTATAAGGAATTGACCAAGTCTGCAAACTTGTAACAAGGCCCTGCGCCGCTCCCATGCCCTCAAAAAGCATGGGAGTTTTTTGTTTTTGGCTTTCATTTCGCCTTGTTTTTTTCATTTTGTCTTGTTTTTTTGGCTTCATTTTTCGTTTTCTCGCTTGTTTCTCGCTCCAAAACTTGCATTTCTCGCAAAAAAGTTGTACCTTTGCACGATTTTTTGATAATAAAATCGTGGAGCAAATATATACAGGCAAAATATCATTCCTTCTGCATCCGGAAATTGATGGTTTTATCACCTATATCAATTCCGATGGTGAGTCAGCACGTGTATATTTTTGCAAAAAGTCCAACTTTTTTAAACCCAAGCACCAGATTTGGCAACTGTCTGACAAAGTTACTTTCTCCATCATCCAAAAGGAGGACGGAAAAATTTGCGCCAAAGTGTTTGAGTTTTTGGGCAACGATGATTTCAATTCCCTTATTAACGAGGCAGGCAATTCCACAAAGATACAACTTCGCGGAACGCTAAAGGTTATCGATCATCTGCTATACCTGTCAGAGCAGGAATATAATCTGCTCTTCCAAGTAAGGAATTTGATGCCCACGGATATTGCATTCACGCCCGATGATGTATTTGAAGCCGAACTTGATTTGGAGCGCTCAAAGAAGATGGTTTCCCTTGCTATATACGAGCAGTACAAAATTGCTTTCGCCAATTTCTTACAAACAAGCCAACCCCTTCTTGCGCCTATCGAAAAAGTTAATTTCGATTACTTGCTTATATCTTTGCCCAACACTCCTCTAAAAGGAAAAGTAACATCTTTTGAAAGGAGCAAAGAATATGCTATCGGAGATTATATAGAAGTAGTTCCTTTTTCCGTCGGAAACTACGGCTTTTCTTTCGCCATGTCCGGCTATCAGGACGAACAAACGCCTTTTGAAAAAGGCACTTTATATACGGCTAAAATTGTAGCTTTTCGTTCCAAAGGCTATATAGTAGAGATTGTAGGTACAGAGGCTGTAGGAGTGCTTGATTTCAAGCATAAGGAAGATGTTGAACCTTTTGAGAAGGATCAACTCGTAAATCTCTACTATATCAAAAGAAACAACTCACAGCAGTTCGCCTTTGCCACTGAAAAGCAATTTGCCGAGTTACAAGAAAAGCAAGCCAAATCAAGCCTCTAAAATACCGTGTCTTTTCGCACACGCGTAGAAATCCATATCTTTGCAGCAAAATTTGCAAGATATGGATTTTATTTTTGATTCCGTGGTAGATATACCACAACTCAAAGCTCGGGCAATCTTTGTTACCGACACCACAACCCTCTTCAAAGAGGACGGGGAGATTTCGCCCCTTCAGCTCGACGAACATACCAAGTACGTTCCTTGGGGTGCAGACAACCTCATGCCCTATAACGTGCTCAAGAAGATTGAAGCCGATGAAACGCTGACCACCTGCCAGCAGTGGAACGCCGAAGTGTGCTACGGCCAGGGCCTCCAGTATGATACCTGCGAGTGTACCGCCGATGTCAAGAAGCAAATCGAAGATTTCTTCTTTGAAAACAACATGGCGGATTATTTCCTCGGCGCTTGCCTCGATTTCAAGCACTTCGGCTTCTGCGTCACCTTGATCATTCTTTCCAAGGATGGCACACGCATCACTACTATGCTCCGCAAAGAGGCTTGCAACTGTCGTTTCACGCCCGCTGCTGCCGATGGTACAAGCAAAGAAATACTCTTTGCCAACTGGGAGCACTTCGTTTCGCCCGGTGATGTGGAGCACATTCCTTTGCTCAATCTCTATAATCCGTGGACGGATCTGCAAACCCGTCTCAAGAACGGCACCAAGAAACGCAAGTTTGCCATCGTCACACGCATACCTACCGCACGTAACACGTACTATCCTATACCTTATTACGCTTCAATCTTCGCTTCCCGTTGGTATGATATCAAGCAGCTCATTACCACCGCCAAGAAAGCCAAGCTTCAGCACGCAGCCCCTATCAAGTACCAGATAGAGGTCAACGAACGCTACTGGGAGCGTATCTTCCGCGCCGAAGGTATAACCGACCCGGTCAAGCGGATGGAGCGCGTCAAAGAGGAAAAGCAGCGCATAATCGACTTCCTTACCGGCGCCGAGAATGCCGGCAAAGCATGGTTCTCTTCCTTCGGTATCAACCCGAATGGAGATGAGAACCACGATGTCCTCATCAAACGCATCGATGATGCCAAGGAGGGAGGCGATTGGGAGACGGACATCCAGGAAGCCATCAACGTCATCTGCTTTACCATGCGCGTCCACTCGAACCTCGTAGGTTCTGTGCCCGGCAAGAGCCAGTCAAACAACTCCGGCTCTGACAAGCGCGAGTTGTACACCATCGCGCAGGCTCTGCAGAAGCCCTACCATGATCTGCTTTTCTATCCCCACCAACTCCTCATCCGCTTCAACCATTGGGATAAGGCATTCCCAACATGCCCATTCATCCAACTAACTACCTTGGATGAACACAAGGATGCCAAAGAAACCTCGCTGGAGCAAAAGAAAACCGATAACGCCTAAATCTATAAACTATGTTAATACAAAACGATACAGAGCTTCGGAAGTATCTTCCTAACGCTCTTACCACCGTTGAGGGCGAAACGCCCTTGTACGACAAAATAAGTCCGTACCTCGCCAAGGCACATGCTTGGCTTGCCAAGCACTTTACCGGCACGGACATACTAACCGCGATAGAGGCATCTGCTCCTGCCGACCCGCTGCGGGAGCTCTGCGCCCATATCGTTGCAGTAGATGCATTTCGGCGAGCCATTCCGTCGCTCGACCTCATCCTAACGCCCAACGGTTTCGGCATCGTTTCCAACCAAAACATCGTACCGGCAAGCGCGGATCGTGTGAAGCGGCTGATCGACTCGCTCCTCACAAACCGCGATTCTCTCGCAAACACCTTGCTCGATAGCCTTGCCAAACGTTCCGACTGGCCCGAAACCGAACAAGCGCAGTTCTTCGGGGCAAGCCTTTGGCCTGACCTCGAACTGTCACGCTTGGCGGGGCACTCCAACGAATTATGGGCGCATTATCAGTCGCTCCGCCTGCAAGTCCTCTCTATAGAGCAGGAACTGGCAGAGCACTTCGTTTCGGAGGAACTGATAACCCGCTTGCGCCATAACATGCTTACACAGCAGGTCACTCCGGAAGAGCGCTCCATCATTGATGGCATACGCCAAACAACACTGGAGATGCTTGCCGGAAAACCGCTTGACTTCAAGCGGATGTCCTCCGTCGTGCAGCGCATCCGAACCAAACCCGCACTCTTTCCGGAGTGGCAGGACAGTTATACCTCTATGCTCTTTTGTCGCCCATCCTTCGAGAACCACAAGGATTCCGGAGGCTACTGGTGGTAATCGCTAACCTCTAAATCGTAAACTATGAACTTGAACATTATTCTTCCTACATGCTGGCAGGAGTTAACGCCCAAGCAACTCCGCTACGCATATTATCTGCTTGCACAGAACTACACTGCTGCAGAACTCAAAACCTACGCGCTCATCCGATGGGCACCGCTAACCGATGTGCAGAAAACCGATGTCGGTATTTTCTGCCATTACGAAGGAAAGCCGTATTTCATTACGTCTCTCCAGATAGCGGAGGCCATCTCCCAACTGTCTTGGCTTGAACGCTTGCCCCTCGTACCTGTGCGCCTGCCTTTGATAGGAAAGCTTCAACCGGTAGAGGCTGACCTCTCCGGCATTACCTTCGAAGCCTTCCTCATCCTCGAAAACCTCTACCAAGGTTATCTCGTCACAAAGGACATGGCTCTGCTGTCCGAGATGGCCGCGTACTTGTACCAATCCAAAGAGCCGGTCAGACTGGAGCCGGAAGAAGCCGTCTCTATCTTCTATTGGTACGCTTCTGCCAAGCAGTTGTTAGCGCGTCGCTACAAGCATTTCTTCGTAACGGCAGAGGAAGCCTCCTCCGAAGCAATGCAGGAACGCCTGCAGCAGCAAATGAACAATCAGATACGCGCGCTTACCAAGGGCGACATCACAAAGGAAGCACAAGTGCTTCGTATGGATGTACACCGCGCTCTCGTCGAGCTGGACGCTCAAGCGCGCGAGTATGAAGAAATGAAACGTGAAACCAAAACCACCTAACTATGACAACCGTTTCCAACTGGGATGCTACATCCTTCTTCGAGCGTCTCACCGACACCAATATCCTTGCCCGGAACAAGAAGTTTCGCTTTTGTAAAGTGAGCGGTCTGCAAGGCTTCGAGGACGCCCTCGCTTCCATGCAGACCACCACTGCCTTCGTCTGCGTCTCTGACACCGCCGAGGGTTACACCGAGCTCAACAACTCTCCGCGCACTCGAAGAGTCAAGACGGTCTTTTTCGCCATGCGTCACCAATTGGGAAACATGGCAGCCCGTCTTGATTGCTTCGATACCATGCGCGAACTGTTCCGGCAATATATGTCGGTGCTCATCCTGGAGCAGACAAAGCTTCAGGAACGCTCCCTGTATCTCGATCCGCGCATCCGCTTCTCGGAGATACCCGAGTACTTCGCTTCCGGTTGCGCTTGCGCTTCGTTCCAAGTGGCTATCGATATCTACACCGATTTACGGTACAATGAAGCCGAATGGCTGTCGGCAGCAGCACAGCCGGAGCAAGCACCGGCAAATCCCTAATCGTATCACAAACCTAAACTGAAATTTAGCATGACCTACACCGAAGAACAACTCCAGCAAATCGACCAATTTGCTTCTATCTACCTCCGTCCTACGGACATAGCCGTCATTCTCGGTGTCCGAATTGAGGAGTTTAAGCAGGACATCCAAGACGAGTCCAATCCGGCATTTACGGCGTACCGCCATGGGAAAGCATTAAGTAAAGTACAGCTACATCAGCAAGAAATGACCCTTGCTAAAGTAGGCTCGCCGCTTGCTTTGCAGACGGCTCGTGAAAACCTTTTAGACATGGAGGACGATGAGTAATGGCCAGACCACAGACAGTAGAAATAGCCAAGCGTGACCTCTTTACCGCTGAAGCGGAACTGATGGAACGTTACCCTGCCGAGACCGTGCAGCGTCTTCTCCGACTTCGGGAGGAATATACGTGGTTCATGTCGAACCCGGACGCGAAAGATAGGGTGTTTATCGGGGAGGTACGCTCGCGTTTTGGCATAGGCTTAACGCAAGCATATGCCGACCTTTCAATTGTTAAGGCTCTGTTGCCTACGCTCTCGCAGGCTTCGCGTGACTTTCACCGCTACCGCTTCAATGAGATGATATTGGAGACCTATCAGATGGCTAAGGCACGTAAAGATACCAAGACGATGGAGAAAGCTGCCGCTTCCTATGCCAAGTTCAACCGTGTTGACTTGGAGGACGAGCAGGCTGTGCCTTATGAGATGATTGTGGTGCAGCCCTTCACTGCTACCGACGACCCGACCGTGCTCGGTATCAAGCCTATTCCTAACCTGCAAGAGAAGATAGACAAGATGATCAAGCACTATGGCGCCGAGACTATCGACATCGAGGACATCGAATATGAGGAGGCAGACTTGGAGGAAGAGATGTGGACGCCTAAAAAAGAGGAGGAACAGCCCCATGAGTAAACGTGTCTATTTCAACACCCCGCAGCGGTTGACGCAGCTCATCGGTGCCAATACTACCGTTATTGTTGCCGGGCGACGTACCGGCAAAACGGACTCTATCGCCTCTCCCTTCGTGCTACGCAACATGCAACGCATGCCTGGATCAACGGGCGGTATCGTCGTACCCACGTTCAAGCATGGTCTGACGAACACCATTCCGGGCCTTCTTGCCGCATGGCGTCGATGGGGCTTGCTGCCCAACATCCACTATGTGGTGGGCAAGAAACCGCCTAAGTCCTTCGGCACGGCTATCATTGAGCCTACCGATTTCGAGCACGTTATATCATTTTATAACGGCTCTCGTGCTATCATTATTTCGCAGGACCGCCCTGGCTCTTCCAACTCGCTTACGCTCTCTTGGCTTCTAATTGACGAGGCCAAGTTCATTGACTATGAAAAGTTGAAAGAGGAAACACTTCCGGCCAATGGCGGTATCAAGTCCTACTTTGGCAAGCACTCCTTCAATCACTCCATAATGATACTCTCGGATATGCCGCAGTCCAAGAAAGGCTCTTGGTTCTTGCACTACAAGAAGAAGATGGACAAGGAACTGATTGTCACCATTGAGGCAACAGTGTACGAGATTTGGCGCTTGAAGCAAAAGGTCAAGGAGGCTATTGCTGCAGGCAAGACGCCGCCGGAATATCTCCGTAAGAAGATACGCCACCTTGACAGGCAACTCAATCAGATGCGCTCCGTAGCCGTTTACTACAAGGAGTATTCCTCTATCGAGAACTTGCAGCTCCTTGGCGAAAACTACATCAAGCAGATGAAGCGTGATCTTACTCCGCTTACCTTCCAAACCTCAATTCTTTGCAAGCAAATCGGCATTGCAAAGGATGGCTTCTATTCGTCAATGAGGGAGTCTCATAAGTACGACGCATCCAATTTTGAGTACTTGGACACCCTTTGGCAGTCCAATGTAGTTGGACTATCAGCAGCCGCCCCGATGGACGTTTTTACCTCCCTTGCAGACCGCGATGTGAACCCCGACGCACCCATCTGCATCGGTATGGACTACAACGCCAATATCAACTGGATCGTGGCAGGTCAGCCATCCGGCAACAGGCTCAATATTTTGAAGTCATTTTATGTCAAATTCGAGCGCAAATTACCTGCCTTGGTGGAGGACTTCTGCAACTACTATTCCGAGCACCGGAATAAGACTGTCATCTTCTACTACGACACCACCGCTTTGGGCAGTAATTACGCGGTAAACACGCAAGATTTCCATTGGGTAATCATGCACGAATTTGAGCGTCACGGATGGTCAGTTCAGGACGTTTATTTGGGCAATCCGATGCGTCATGACGAGAAGTATTTGTTGATCAACCAAGCCTTCCAAGGAAAGCAAAGATTGATGCCATTTTTTAACCGTCAGAACAACGATGATTTGCTGCTCGCAATTCAGTCTGCAGGCGTCGTAAACGGACGAAATGGCTTCCACAAAAACAAGTCCGGCGAGAAGCTTGCCGAGTCCGAAGAAGACCTCCTCGAACACCGTACCGACGGCACGGACGCTTTTGATACCCTGTATATTGGCTGCGAAAAGTTCCCTCAAGAGGTCATTTCGAGCGTAAATTACTCCGGATTTGGATGATTTTCGTCCTGAAAACGCCCGATTTCCATGAAAAATGCAGAATTTTTGCACTTTTTCAAAATCAGTCCAAAGTAATTGGACACTTGTTTTGTAACTTTGCAGCGGATTTGGCAGATGGTGCTTGTTTTTGTTCGCATAGTGCGCGCAGGCCAAGCACCGCTAAACCAAATCTGAGTGCGTAAAAGCATGAAGTTACAAAAAAAATCGGGCAGGCTCGAAGAAGAGTAAGGCCTACCTCAGTCCGAAAACCCTTGCCCGGCACAAGCGCCGGTTAGCGAAGCGGATTCGGAAGTTGGAGGCATCCGATCGCCTCAAGTGTCAAACCATTGAGCAGCTGAAGCGGCGGCTTCAATACTTTGAAGCCAAGGTAGATGAGCATGGTGATTGACACGAATTCAGGGGGTGTGAGGTTACTTTTTCTTCAAAAAAGTAGGAATTACCGCACAAATTGCGTCTAAAAGCGCGAAAAGTTGCTGTTTTTCTTGCATATGTGGAATTTTTTTCGTAATTTTGCACGCTTTTTCGTGAGCACGATATTCGACCATAGGGAGAATATCTCTCTGGAAAGGACATTGACATGTTAGAAAAAGACGTTTGCTATCCGTCACGACTAAAGGGACACGTTGACGAACGGAATACGCGAGCGCAAGCGCTTACACCTCCGGTGTGGGCTGTTTGCTGTATTCCGTTGGCTGTGTCCCAAACTATGCCTTGTCGTGGCAGCACTCAGTCCGCACTTTTTTATGAAAATTATCTCAACAATGAATAACGAGAACCAAAATATCGAGTACAAAGAGTCCTGGCGTGATGAGTATGTCAAATGGCTATGCGGCTTTGCCAATGCACAAGGCGGCAAACTCTATATCGGTGTGAACGACAAAGGCGAGGTATGCGATATAGAAAACGCTCACAAACTGTCTGAAGATATACCGAACAAAGTAGTTTCTTTCCTTGGTATCGTGGCTGACGTGAATGTCCTAAGCAAAGAAGGCAAGGACTATATTGAGATAGCCGTTTCTCCCAGCAACGTACCCATTAGCTACAAAGGCAAATACTACGTACGTTCCGGTAGTACCTTGCAGGAGTTGAATGGAGTCGCGTTGCAAAATTTTATCCTTAAGAAAATGGGGCGCTCGTGGGACGAGGTGATTAATGATCGTGCTTCGCTCAAGGATATTGACCGCGAGGCTATTGAGTATTTTATCGATAAAGGAATTGAAGCCGAGCGTGTTCCGGATGATCTCCGCAAAGCATCGACAGAAGAAGTACTAACGAGCCTTGGTTTGGTGGACGAGAGTGGTGGGTTGACTAATGCAGCCGTCCTGCTATTTGGAAAAAAACCTCAACAATATTATCCGAGTGCTGTGTTCAAAATAGGTCGTTTCGGTATCGACGAAGCCGACCTGATGTTCCAAGATGTCATCGAAGGGAATCTCATCCAAATGGCCGACCGCATAATGGATGCGCTTAAAGCCAAGTACCTGATTTCGCCGGTTCGTTTTGAAGGACTACAGCGATACGAAAAACTTGAAATGCCCAAGGAGGCATTACGAGAGATTCTTTATAATGCTATCGCGCATAAGGATTATACAGGTCCGGACATCCAGATGCATATCTATGATGACAGTATTGAAATTTGGAACGATGGAGAGTTGCCGGACGGATACAACCAAGAAACTCTGTTCGCGCGGCATGCATCCAGACCACGCAACCCAAAGATTGCGAATGTCTTCTTCAAAGCCGGTTTCATTGATACGTGGGGTCGAGGTTACCAAAAGATACGCAGCGGCTTTGAGGAGGCAGGTATTCCGATGCCCAAAGTGGTGAATTTCTGTGGTGGAGTTCAAGTGACAATCGAGCGAACCAACTTTATCAAGATGACCCGTGTCAGTAGTTCTGTGGGTAGTGATGTCAGAAGTTCTGTCAGAAGTTTGTCAGAAGTGCAACTAACTAAAAGACAACAGGATATACTTGGACTAATCAAGAAAAATACATTTATTACTGGAGACCAAATGTCAGAAGTTTTGTCAGTAGTTCCTCGCACAATATGGCGCGATCTTGCTGACTTGCAAAAGAAGGGTGTTTTAATTCGCGAGGGCAACACCAGTGCCGGGCATTGGGTAATAATTGAATAGTCCCCAAATAGGTTCACATAGAAAGTTCACATAAGTGCGAAAAAGGTTCACATAAGAACTCGGAAAGTTCACGTAAGGAACAGCCGAAAGGTTCATATAGGCAATAGCCCTTCGGGGCAGACGGGGTATTAGCTCATCTGGCTAGAGTGTGAAGAAGCCAATTGACTTTTGGCTTCGACAATAAAGCCAGCGGGGAGCGACCAAGCTTTATTGATAGAATAAAAAGCAGTGTCGAGGTGGGGAGTTCGAGTCTCCCATGCTCCACAAATGATATTAAATTGAAAAATATGGCAACATCAACGCAACAGAAACAAGAGTTATTCAAGTCTATTTGGGCGATCGCGAATGAGTTACGCGGGTCAGTAGATGGATGGGATTTCAAGCAATACGTGCTGGGAATGCTGTTCTATCGGTATATATCCGAGAACATCACCAACTATATCAATGCGCTCCAGCGTAAGGCGGGTTATCCGGATTTTGACTATGCGGCGTTTGATGATGCGCAAGCGGAGTCCGCTCGTGAGAGTATCGTGACGGAGAAAGGTTTCTTTATCCTTCCATCACAACTCTTCTGCAATGTGCGGAAACGTGCTGCGAAAGACGAGAACCTGAATATGACGCTTGCGGCTGCGTTCAAGTCCATCGAGGCTTCGGCTATCGGAACGGACAGCGAGGACGATATGAAAGGTTTGTTTGATGACCTTGATGTCAACTCTTCCAAACTCGGTTCGTCGGTTGCCAAACGGAATGAGCGGTTGGTGAAGATCTTGGATGCCGTGGGAGACATGAACCTTGGTGGTCCGCAGGACAATAAGATTGATGCGTTCGGCGATGCGTATGAGTTTCTGATGAAGATGTACGCCGGCAATGCAGGCAAGAGCGGAGGTGAGTATTTCACGCCGCAGGAAGTGAGCGAACTGTTAGCCCGTATCGCTACGTATGGCAAGCAGAAAGTGCGCAAGGTGTATGACCCGGCTTGCGGAAGTGGTTCGCTGCTGATGCAGGTAGCCAAGGTCATCGGCAAAGAGAACGTGCAGCAAGGATTCTATGGTCAGGAGATCAACCAGACCACCTATAACCTCTGCCGAATAAACATGTTCCTGCATGACATCAACTTCAACCATTTCGATATAGCTTTAGGCGATACTTTGTTAGACCCGAAGCATTGGGATGATGAGCCGTTTGATGCCATCGTCTCCAATCCGCCGTATTCGATCAAATGGAAAGGTGACGAAGATCCTGTGCTGATCAACGATGAGCGTTTTGCGCCTGCCGGAGTGCTTGCGCCTAAGAGCAAGGCGGACTTGGCTTTCACCATGCACATGCTCAGTTGGCTTTCTGCTGACGGAGCAGCGGCTATCGTTGAGTTCCCGGGTGTGCTCTACCGTGGCGGAGCGGAACAGAAGATCCGCCAGTACTTGGTAGATAACGATTACGTGGATGCGGTCATCCAACTGCCGCAGAACTTGTTCTTCGGTGTGTCTATCGCCACCTGTATCATCGTCATCCGCAAGAACAAACGCGATAACAAAGTGCTCTTTATCGACGCTTCCGAAGAGTTCGTACACGAGGGCAACAAGAACAAACTTACGGAAGAGAATATCCAACATATCCTCGACCTTTATACCAACCGTGAGGATGTAGCGCATCAAGCCGCTCTTGTGCCGCAACGCACGATTGCGGATAATGGTTTCAACCTCTCTGTGAACTCGTACGTAGAGCAAGAAGATACGCGTGAGCATATAGACATTGACAAACTCAATGCCGAGCTGAAGCAGATTGTAGCGCGTGAGAACGAACTGCGTGCACAGATAGACGAACTGATTGCTAACCTCTAATGTAACGCCTTATGACACACATAGAACAAATGATACAGGACATGTGTCCGAATGGCGTGGAGTGGAAGACATTTGACGAATTGGGTGCTTTCTATGGAGGTTTATCCGGCAAAACAAAAGATGACTTCAAGGAAGGTAACGAAAAGTTCATTACCTATCTTAATATTGCTAACAATCCTGCGTTGCGTTTAGATATAGACGAAACCGTTAAAATAGGTTCGAACGAAAAACAAAATATCGTACAATACGGCGATGCATTGTTTACAGGTTCCTCCGAAACCCCGGACGAATGTGCTATGTCATCTGTAGTAACGGAGCACCCAGAAGAGAAATTATATCTTAATAGTTTCTGTTTTGGATTCCGCTTCAATAGTTTAGAAGGAATCTGCCCTGCTTTCTACAAACACTATTTTAGGAGTGACCATTTCCGCAAGGCGGTACGCCGTACGGCTAATGGTACTACGCGGTTTAACGTGTCAAAAAAGGAGTTTGGAAAATTAGCAATCCCCCTTCCGCCTCTTGAAATTCAAAAAAAAATCGTCGAGTGCCTCGATAAATTCTCGGCACTCGCAGCGGAGCTGCAAGCGGAGCTGCAAGCGGAGCTGCAACTGCGTCGTAAGCAGTATGAGTACTATCGTACCCAACTACTTACGCCACACTCGGATTGCAATTCTGCTGACAAAACCGATGATGCGCAATGGGAATGGAAAACACTGGGGGAGATTGGAGAGATGATTAAAGGATCCGGAATACAAAAGAGCGATTTTGTAGAAGAAGGAAAGCCTTGTATCCACTATGGTCAAGTACATACCTTTTATGGGACGTTCGCCTATAAAAACAAATCGTATATTTCCGAAGAATTATATGCTAAATGCAAGAAAGCACATACAGGCGATCTTATAATAGCGACCACAAGTGAGGATGTTGAGGCTTGTTGTAAAGCTACTGCATGGCTTGGAGATGAGGATGTTGCTGTAAGCGGTGATGCACATATCTATCGCCATACACAAAATCCAAAGTACATGGCATATCTTTTTCAGACAGAAATGTTTGCACAACAAAAGCGCAGATGTGCTACCGGAGCTAAAGTAACCCGTGTACATGGTGATGATATGCTCAAGTTCCGTTTCCCCCTTCCCTCTCTTGCAGAGCAAGAGCGAATAGTATCTATCTTGGATAAGTTCGAAGCCCTGACGACGAGCCTTTCCGATGGTATCCCAGCGGAGCAGATTCGTCAGCAAAGACGCTATGAGTATTACCGGGATCTATTACTAACCTTTGACCGCAAAGCCGTATGAAACTGATTGCTGAAAATACCGAATCGACGGTTGTTCTGCGCTACGAGCATAAACAATCGCAACGCATCGCTTATCAGAGCGAAGCGCAGTTGGAGGACGCGCTGATTGAACAGCTACAAGCGCAGGGATATGAGTATCTCGATATTCATACCGAGGAAGAACTGATTGCCAATCTCCGCAAGCAGCTGGAGAAACTCAATCACATCGAGTTTACCGACAATGAGTGGAAAGGTTTCTTCCGTACAAAGCTCGCGAACACAGGCGCCTCTATTGCCGACAAAGCCGAACTTCTGCAAGACGACCGTACAGCACAACTGCAATACATCAAAGAGGATAACTCCGGCTTTCAGAACGTCAAACTGATAGACAAGGCGCATATCTTCGAGAACAGCCTGCAAGTCATTCATCAGTACACGCCCACAGAAGGCAAACACCGCACAAGGTACGACGTGACGATTCTCGTTAATGGTCTGCCGATGGTACATATCGAACTCAAACGTAGAGGTGTGGCGGTACGTGAGGCTTTCAATCAAATCAAGCGGTACGCCAATGATTCGTTCTGGGCGGATAGCGGACTGTTTGAGTACATCCAGTTGTTCGTTATCTCCAATGGTTCGGACACCAAGTATTACTCCAACACGACTCGTAACAAAGCACAGATAGAGAACCGCAAACGGACGAACAAGACCGGCGAGGAGCAGATCAAGAAATCCACCAAACGATGCGATTCGTTTGAGTTCACTTCCTATTGGGCAGATGGCGAGAATAATGTCATTCGGGACTTGGATGATTTTACGGCTACGTTCTTTGCCAAACATACGATCCTCAATATCCTCACGCGGTATTGTGTCTTCACGGCAGACCGCGAACTGATGGTGATGCGTCCGTATCAGATAGCCGCTACCGAAGCCATCATTCAGAAGATACGCATTGCTTCCAACCAACGTGTGTTGGGTACGATCGATGCAGGCGGATATATATGGCACACGACAGGTAGCGGAAAGACGCTCACGTCCTTCAAGACAGCGCAACTATGCACGCAGTTGGATTATGTGGACAAAGTGCTGTTTGTGGTGGACAGAAAGGATCTGGATTATCAGACCGTTCGCGAATATGAGAAGTTCAAGAAAGGTTGCGTCTCGTCCAATAAATCCACAGCGGTTCTTACCAAGCAGATGGGGAACGACAACGACCGTATCATCATCACCACCATTCAGAAACTCAACTCCTTCTGCAAGAAAGAGAAAGAGCATTCGGTTTATGGTCGTCACGTGGTGATCATCTTTGATGAGTGCCACCGTTCGCAGTTCGGCGAGATGCACAATCAGATCGTCAAACGGTTCAAACGCTATCATATCTTCGGTTTTACCGGCACGCCTATCTTCCCGGACAATGCGTCAAACAAACTCTTTACAACCGAGAAGATCTTCGGTCAACGGCTGCATACTTATACCGTTATTTCGGCGATAGCGGATAATAACGTGCTGCCGTTCCGCGTGGAGTATATCAAGACCGTGGATAGCAAGTCCGGCATTGCGGACCAGAAAGTCTCTGCGATAGATATAGAGAAAGCGCTGCTTGACCCGAAACGTATCACGAATATCACGGAGTATATCTTGACCCACTACGACCAAAAGACTTTCCGCAACCATGTCTATACGCTCAAAGACAAACGTGTGAGCGGTTTTAACTCAATCCTTGCTACGGCTTCTATCGAGGCGGCAAGGCTCTACTATGCGGAGTTCAAACGTCAGCAAGCTGCGTTGCCCGAGGACGAGCGGCTGAAGATAGCGTTGATCTACAGTTACGGCGTGAATGATGATGATCCGGAGGCGAATGGATTGCTGTTGGAGGAAGACAGCGAGGGTACATCGCAACTCGACCAGACCGACCGAGATTTTCTGGATAATGCGATAGCGGACTACAATGCGATGTTCGCCTGCAATTTCGATACGGGAGACCAGTTTGCCAATTACTACAAAGATGTGTCCGAGCGCATGAAGAAACGCGAGTTGGATATGCTCATTGTGGTGAATATGTTCCTTACCGGCTTTGATGCGACCACGCTCAATACTCTTTGGGTGGATAAGAACCTGCGTCAGCACGGACTGATGCAAGCATACAGCCGAACCAACCGCATCCTCAACACCATCAAGCAGTTTGGTATGATTGTCTGCTTCCGCAATCTGGAGAAAGAGACCAACGATACCATCGCGCTCTTTGGCGATAAGGATTCGAAAGGCTTGGTACTCCTCAAGACATACGACGAGTACGTCCATGGTTACACCGACGCCAACGGCAAATACCACATGGGCTTTGAGGAGTTGGTAGAGGCGATGAAAGAGCGTTTCCCGCTGGATAATCCGCAAGCGCTGCACATGATGGGCGAGGAAGCAGAGAAAGATTTCATTCGTGTCTTCGGTACGTATGTGCGGCTGAATAATGTGCTATCTACGTTCGATCGTTTTGAGGAGGAGAAAGAGACCTTCATCACTCCGGCGGAAGAACAAGACTACCGTTCGCTTTACCTCAATCTGCACGACAAATATCGCAACGTGCATGATGGGGACAAAGTGGAGATCAATGATGATTTGGTCTTCGAGATTGAACTCATCAAACAGGTGGATATCAATATCGATTTCATCATTCAACTCATTGAGCAACACCGCGCAAAGAAAGAGAAAGACAAAACCGAACTGATGATTCAGATTCAAAAGGCGGTTGGCTCCAGTCCGTTGCTGCGTAATAAGTCCGAACTGATTGAGGAGTTTGTCCGCCGCTATGCAATGGATCGCGAGGTCAGCCAGCAATGGGCTGCTTATGTCTCCAACCAAGCACACAAGCAACTCGACGAACTGATTGCGGACGAGAACCTGAATCCCGAACAGACGGAAGATTTCATGCGTCATGCGTTCCATATCGGCGAAGTAGAGCGCAACGGTGACCGCATCACCAAATGCCTTCCTCCGCTTCCGCTCTTTACATCGGATAACAAGCGTGCTATCACCAAACGCCGCGTCCTTGACCGCCTCTGCGATTGGTTCGACCGCTTCTTCGATATCTTTAAGTTTGAATAAAATTAAAATCACAATATGGAAGAGAATAAACAGGGGTATGTCGATACTCCGGAACGGATTGACGCGTTTCAAGATGCTATCTGGGATAGCGGTTTGAGTATGCGGGCGAAGATTGCAATACACGGAATGTGTGAAACTCCCGCGCAGTTGAAGGAGGTAATTGATAACGACTTTACCGGTCGCCGTTTCTATGGCATTGGTGTGAAAACTAAAGCAGAGATTCGTTCATTTTTCGATAAGTTCGAGAAAGAACATCCAGCAGAAGCCTATAAGGAACTTTCTCCTCGCGAAAAGATGTCTTACAATCTGCATCGAAATATTGATGAGTTGACGGATGATGAGATAAACTTCATCCTCAATTATCACGATGAGAAGGGACATTATCCCATGTTCTATATCTTAACGAAAGTCTTTGAGCATACCGAAAGATATTCTTTCATGGTTGCTCGCGACTACATGGGAATATGTGGAGTGCGCAGGACGCATGAGCAAATCAAAGAGTTGTACGACATCAGCAATGATGCCACTCGTAGAGGCATTGACCGGTCAATGCGGTACGTTCAGGAGGTAGCCGCACAAATCGCTCGTATCATTGGCGACGATTGGGAAGCGTATGCTGATATGTTCACCACTCCTATCATCAATCCGGATGACATTGTTGCGCCTTTCGAAGAATTGAAGAAAGCCGAACAATTGACGATGGATTTTGATTGCTTCTTGCGTATATGCGGGGTTTCTTTAGGCACAATGTGGATGCACGAAGAGAGGGGCGCTATTTGGTTGGTAACCAAAGACGATACCCATCTATTCTGTTACGACTGGATGCTTCGCGACCTTCGCGCTGCAAAAAGACTGAAGAAGAACGAGTTCTTCGACCTATCCGAGTACTGCCGTAATCCGGAGAATTGGCGTGGTGGTAAGGTAAAACGCAATGCTGTTCCTACAGTTATTGAGTTGTGCAAGCGCATTGTCGCTCATGTGTTAGGTCTGAATGCAGAAGGCAATAAAATCATTCTTGCAAACAAGAAATAACATTGCATTGCCATGACTAGCGGTAAATTACTCAAGAAATACTTTTGGTTCTTGCGAGCCTTTCAGTCCGGGCCAATCTCCAGAGCGGAGATTAGTAGGCGGTGGTTGAGTTCGCCCATGAACGACGACAAGAAGTCTCTTGCTCGCAGTTCCTTCTATCACATGAAGAATGAGTTAGAAGATTTATTCAGCGTGAGCATAGCCACCAACGAAAAGGGTGAGTTCTATATCGAGCAGTCTTTCAAGGAGAATGAAGAGTTCCGCAAGTGGTTGCTTAACAGCCTTGCAGTAGAGAGTTCGTTGGAGGACTATGCCAACATGCACGGACGGATCATGTACGAAACTATCCCCGGAGGAGTGCAGTACTTGCAAACTGTCGTTGACGCCATGCAGAACTGCTACCGTCTTATCATCCGCTATGGCAGTTTCTCCCATGAACCGCGTGAGTTTATCTTCGCACCGTACGCCATCCGCATCTACAAGCAGCGTTGGTACGCCATTGGTGAAAGCTCGGATCATCCGGGCGAGATACGCACGTACGCTTTTGACCGCTTCATGCAGGTCTCAACCACCAATTCCACCTACAAGGTTCCTGATGGCTTTGACGTGAAGAAATACTTTGCTGATTGTATCGGCATGACCAAAGGCGAGGCTGGTGAGGTGCAAGATATAGTCGTGCGCGTCGCACGCAAAGGCGTTTCGTACTTGCGCACGCTTCCTCTCCACAAGTCGCAGAAGGAAATCAATACTACGCCGGAGTACTCCGATTTCCAATTCCATCTTGCACCGAACTTTGAGTTTATGCAGGAGATTTTAGGACGTGGCGACGAAGCCGAAGTACTTTCGCCTGAGTCCATCCGCACCAAGTTCGCGGACATCATCGCCAATTTACACGCTAAATATACCAAATAATATGATACGCTTAAATTGCTTTTTTCAGGCCACCGATGGTGACCAGTACAAAGACGCTCTGCGTGCAGCAGTAGCTCTGACCGAGAAGTCCCGCAATCATGCCGGGTGCATCGCTTATGATGTATTCCAGAGCGCGACCCGCTCTGACGTGTTTATGATTTGCGAAACTTGGAAGGATCAAGCTTCGCTCGACCTTCACTCCGCAACGCCGGAGTTCAAGAAACATGTCGCCGAGATTGAGGCATGCGGACAAATGAAGTTGGAACGATTTGAATTTTGATCCTTATTGGTTAAAACTGTTGCTGAAAGTATAAAGAATAAGAAGAAATAATATGAGAAAACTAATCATCCTTGCAATCGCTGCGACAATGTTTGCAGCGTGCAGACAGACGAAAAAAGCAGATGGTTTTGCTTGGAACAAAGCTACCGTCTATTTTGTGCTGGTAGACCGCTTTTGCAACGGCGATAGCACCAATGACCAACAGTATGGTCGCTGCACCGACTATGGTAGTGAGCGCATGAATGCTTCTACCTTTCATGGCGGCGATTACGCAGGACTCTTGCAAAAAGCCAAAGAGGGATATTTTACCGACTTGGGCGTGGATGTCGTTTGGTTGACCGATCCGTACGAGCAAGTGCATGGTTGGGTTCCCGGTAGCGGTTGGGTCGTCAATGACTTCCCACACTATGGTTACCATGGTTACTATCCGCTGGACTATACGGAGATGGATAAGAATTACGGTACGATTGCGGAGTATCGCGCGCTGATAGACGAACTGCATGCACAAGGTATCCGTGTGATGCAAGGAGCCAACATCAACGATATCGGTTATCCGACATACTTAGATGCCATCCAGCAGGGTTTTGCCACGGTGCCAGGTATTGCGGCGGAAACTGAGGCAGTGAAACACCGTCGTGATATCAACTACGATGCGTGGTTGACAACCATGTACGATCAGCCCGATTGGTACACTACCGAATGGTTGCGCCGACCGGCGGAGACGGATGACCCGTATCAGATGACGCTCTACGGCTTACCGGACTACTTGACCGAAAAGACAGAACCGGTCAAACTTCCAACTTTCCTGCATCGTAAATGGGCACGCGAAGGCAATGACAATGATGCTTGGACCTGGCCGGCGATGAAAGCTTTGCGCAAGGACACCACGCTTGCGCCGGACGATTATGTGATACGGTTTATCGCAGCGTGGGTAGAGGAATTTGGTATCGACGGTTTCCGTTGCGATGTGGTAGGTTATGTGCATCCCTGGCGTTGGAAACAACTGCATGATGCCTGCAACGAGGCGCTAAACCGTTGGCGTGCCAAACACCCCGAGCAGGCGGCTTCCAAGTGGACAGACGAGGTCATGTTCACAGGCGACTATGACGATGCATATATCACCCGTCTGCCGTTGTACGAAGAAAATGGGTTCAATAGCATGGTGAATATGGTCTTCCCGAAGGATGGCAACCTGACCACAATCGCGCAGACTTGGCAGGCATACAGCGATTCGATGTCGGTGTGGCAGGCTGCAGGGTACACATGGTATCCGTTCTCTTATCTAAATAATGCCTATTTCCGTGAAGCAGACATGGAGCATATGGACAAGTGCGCTACTTGTTTCTTGCTTTCCCCCGGAGCTGTGCAGATCTTCTATGGTGACGAGGTGGGGCGTAAGACGTCTGACGCTATTCTGAATGTAGATATGGCACAGGGATTCCGTAGCGACTATGATTGGTCATCGCCTAACGATACGCTCTTGGCGCACTATCGGAAGTTGTGCGCGTTTCGTAAAGATCATTCGGCAGTGGGAGTAGGAAAACAGACTATGCTGAATTCCACTACGGTAATACGATCCTTTGGCGAAGATACGATAGTTATCGCTTTGAACCCGCAAACCGCGAAAGCAATACCGATTCCTTTCGCCGACGGCGAGCATGTGCGGAATGCGTATAGCGGCGAAACAAGTATTGTTCAAAACGGACGAGTGCTCCTACAACAATCCACCGGACATGTGGCACTTATAGAAAAGACCAACGAATAGAATCATTAGTTTGATTTTCAAGCCTGATGCAAAACTTCGTAGCCATAGATTTTGAGACGGCAAATTTTAAACCTTCAAGCGTCTGCTCTCAAAAGACCCCTCTTAGGCGGAGGCCGCTTCTCCCGTTTCATCGGGAGAACGCTCCGGGATATATTGCCGGTTATTGTGGCTACGACCTCCAGAACCATCACCACGCGCTGGCCGATGCTGAAGCCTGCGCAGTAATTGCACAACAAATATTGTAGATTATGATAGTTACAACTACACCCACCATTGAGGGTCACACCATTAAGGAGTACAAAGGTCTTGTTTCCGGAGAGGTTATCTTCGGCATGAATTTCCTGAAGGACTTTGGCGCGTCGCTTCGTGATTTCTTCGGAGGACGTACTGACAGTTACGAAAAAGCTATGCTCGAAGGACGCGAGACTGCGCAGAGAGAAATGCGCGAGCGCGCCGAGAAATTAGGCGCCAATGCCATCGTAGGCGTTAGCTTCGGCTATGAGACGATGGGTCAAGCCAACAGCATGATTATGATTTCCATCAGCGGCACAGCCGTTGTAATTGACTGATGAAATAGATTTCTAAATGTGGCTAATTGGAGACTATGAGTATAAATAACAGGCCCAATCCTAACGTGGCTTTCCCGAATCCGAAACTCCCGAGACTCTGCTTCATCAAGAACGTGGTGAAGAACCCGCGTATCATCATCGGCGACTATACCTACTATGATGATGTGGATGGTGCTGACCAGTTTGAGAAGCATGTCACTCATTTCTACGACTTCATAGGTGACCGGCTGATTATTGGCAAATTCTGCGCTATTGCCAAGGGTGTGGAGTTTGTCATGAATGGAG